TCATCAGCCAATCCGTCCACTCTAACTTCTCTTTCATAATACACATTCAAATTACCTTGAGCATCAAATGATAATTTGTCTGGGTAAATGAATACTTCCGATGTTGTAAAATTCTTGTTGGCCATTTTATTTATCTATTATAATATAAATATCTAACACTAAAATCTTTACTATTCAAATTGCCTATCACGATTTATATCATCACCACCATAACCTACAAAGTTCCACACATTACCATCCCACTCGTAAATTTCACCACAACATTCTTCTCGGGAACCATAGCCACCAGCAGGGGGTTCTTGTTGCTTTATTATCAAACACCCTCTTTCATCTTGGCAGTTAGTGGTAATACCATCTGTATCAACTCCCTCTGGTATCCAATCTTTTAAACCAAAATCCCAATTGTAAGTCGTACCATCACAAACCACAGAAGTTATACCATCAAGGGGTGGACTATTATACTGAACAATATCACAACCATGCGCGTCGTTTATTCTTTTTTGCCACGTATTAGAATCAACATCCCAATCATAGGTTACACCGTTACATACAATCACGTTTCTTTCATCAGGAAGTCTATTAGGTGCAAGCCCTTGTTCCAAGACTTGACAATCAGTTATTACCTCATCTATTTCAGGTAGTACTAAATCGGAAATAAGTTCTACATCTACTAATTTAAATAACTCTTCAGTAAAATATCGTTTGAACAACTCAAATATTTTCTTTTCTACTTTGTCAAAATTATCTTCACTTGGAACATCTTCATATTCTTTGATTAAAAGTAAGAGAGGATTATTTTGTAAAATTCTTATTACAAGTCTACCCTGTAAACTATCCTTTTCATTTCCAAAAGAAGTACTCATTATAATATTAACAATATTACTCATTATAACATCAACTTCCTCTACCAAATAATATTGCCGCAAATACGTGAATAAATTAATAACCCCAAGTTCTTCACTTACAACAGTAGCCTTCCTAACAAAATCATTTATATTTGTTCTCTTATAAAATAAATTTAAATAGTTATAAATTATTCTTCTTACAATATCATATGAAACATCTACTCCTTTTTTTGATGGAATTATTTTTTCTTGGTTTAAATAATTCTTAAATCGGTTAAATCTGTTTATAAAACTCTCATCACTTGAATTTGGATTTAATCTTATTTCTGTTCTGTCTGATGATATTTCAGTTATAATAAAATTATATTTTTCCGATTTAGTACTTTCAAACGTATCCGTTACAAAGTGAAATTCAATATAGTAAGTTCCTTCCTCATTCAAAGAAGCTGGGTCTACGAAAAATTCAATGTTCGATGTGGCTGGATTAAACATCCACGAATTTTTATCGGGATTGAATGAAGTACTTTGAGTTGATGGATTATAATATTTACTTTCAATTGAATTAGGTACGAGTAAACCACGAATTTCTCGTAGAAAGGCAGATTTACTAGCGAACCCTGTAAAAACTTGTTCACTTGGTAGTTTAGCCTGTAAAATCATATTTTTATTTACATCAAAGATATTAACAATACAAGCATAACGTTCTGTTTCCGTAAAGGGAACGGACTCGAATGATTCTTCTGTTTCCTTTATGATTTCATACCGTTTTGGTGGTATTCTGTAAAAATTTCTTACGTTAAAAATATCCATAATTACTCATACCTTAATTTGGGTCTCTATATAATCTCATAGAACCAAGTGATAGTACATTATTTTTAGCTTTTATGGTTCTTAAAGTACCACTAGTATCAGATGCGTATATCATCATATCACCATACCACGTATTTTCAGGTTTACCTTTACCACCGAACAAACCAGCCCTACCACGTCTTAAACCAGCTTCATCATATGCATCTTTGGTGTTATATCCTAATTTTAATGTGGTTCTAACTTCACTATTTGGTTGTATCACATAAGATGTTTTATGCGCATTTATGAATTTATCAAACTTAAACGCGTTAGTTGGGTTATATGGGCTACCATCGAATCGAGTATTTGTATCATCCAATCCAGTATCTGTATCAACTGTGTTGATGCGGCCTTTCTCATCGCTAGTCCAATTTTCTTGTTTTATAAAGTGTACAGGAGTATCTCCAACATTTCTAAATGTTATAGATGTAGGACTTTCAAGCTGTGCATCGGGAAATATTCCCTTGCTCGCTGAGTTTTCATCACTATGCCATATTTGAAATGGATAATCAAATGATGGTCTACTTTCAACATTTACATATAAGTTACTACTCCCCACTTGTGTAAATCCTTCAGCACTTAAACTAGCATCATCTGCCAAGTCAAGAGCGTTTCCAGCAAACTGTTGAATTAAATCATTAACATCATCAAAACCTAAATTAGCCAATTGTTCATCAAGTGTTTGTTCACTAAATTGTGATAATTCAGCGATTTGCCTTCTTAGTTCATCGATGGTTATATCTTTATCAAAAATTTGACTTCTAAGTAAATTCACTAATTCATTCGAAGATAATTGAACTCTCTTGATAGAAGATGGGAATAAATCATATATTTTTTTTATTTGAGTTGTATTGTATATAGGTCGTTTAATCTCACCAAAAGGAAAAAAATTAAAATCAAAACTAAATTGTAATGACTCTCTAAGAATTTGCCATCTACCAGGTACTTCTAAACCATTATCGTAAACGATTCTTGGCATATATGGCTTTTCAAAATTTGGAGGTGGTGGTCGATTCGGGTTATACCCTCCAATAGGGGCAACCTGACCACCCGTATTACTTAATCGCTCGTTACTCATTATTCAACCAATTTAAATACAAAGTTTTTATCTATCAACTGATGGTTTCCTGTTCCATCATCAATCTTAAACAATATTCTGTAGTACCTTTCCGCTTCCCAACCCTTAAAGTTTTGATTGAAGTAATTACCACTACTGTCAATACTAATAATTGAGTTTGACCCAAATGGTACAATCGTATCATTAGTTACATTATCAACAATAGAATACATAGAACCTGTTGGTAAGTATCCTGTTGTAGAATATACTGAACCTGTACTATATGATAAAGTAGGGAACATATCTCTTACGTGTAGTCTAAACTTATATTGGTTTTCTACCTTATATTCTTTCCTCAAACTTTTTACAATAACAAATGTATCTTCATCTGTTATTTGTGTAAGAGAACCCGAAACTAATGATTTATCATCCCACTCTACTCTAAGTTTAGGTCGATAAATAGTATTTGTTTCAGAACTAAAAAAGTTCATTTCTCCATAATTTGTTGTATCATTTTCCAATGATGTAGGAAACTTAACTACAAGTCCATAATTTGGAATAGTTCCATCTAAGTGTGAATTGATAATATTTGTAACATCAAAAGATACATCCGTTGATTTTTGTCCAAACGATAAACTTGAAGTTGTGGTTGTAATAAAATCACCACCTTCAGAAGCCCAAGCTGAACCACTTAGTTCATCTCTCCACGTATAAGAAACACCTGTAGTTGTTTTTGGATTATCCTGCCTCTTACCCAGTCCCATTTCCCAGCTTTGTGAGATAGGTGCGCATTCTAATGTAAAATCAGAAGAAAGTTCTCTTAATGTGGTAGTTTTCAAGTCAAGAGAATATGTAGGGTTTGTGATTGTACCATTTACGACTGAATTAGAAACATCAGTCAAATCAAACTCTATCAAAACACGAGAAAACTTATCTATCGTATCTGTTTTATACTTAAACAAATCAAGTATCTGGTCAATACCTGTGTTCTGATTTTTAAAGTCAGTGTATATGGAAGCATCTTTAGAACTTGTTACAAAGTATCTCATTCTACTTTTCCTCTAATATCTTGGTTGGGGTATTTAATCTCAAACACGGATGGTTCTACTGATGGATATAGTATTTTATTTCTCACAGCGGATTCAATAGGATAATACTTATTTGAATAATTACCTTCCGTTAAATTTCTAAATCTAACATAATTAACAGTACGAACACCATCAACATTTGCTATCTGTAGTTCTAAATCAGATAGATATATTGGTTGATTAAAATCTTGGTTAGTAGTAGCGAAAAATGATTTAACTACTTCAATACAGTTTAACAAAACATCACTCTTATTATATCCCTTAAACGATGATATACTAAAATCAACACCTATATTGATTATGTGACCATCTAATATATTCACACCATCGGTAAGTAATCTAAATTCTTCTAAATAAGTTGATATATTTTTTTTAGTTTGACTGTTCAACGTTGTTAGTTTTCCGTTTGAATCATATCCCAATGTATATAAATCAATTGTAGAAGTAGGTGATGATTGAACAATTCCTTGTTTGTGTTTCTGTGCATAAGCCTTGGCAACGTTTCCAAATTTTGCCGGCATTGAAAGAACTCGTGCTTTATAATCACTCGCAGTTACACATCGTTTCTGTGATGAAAAGAATTGTAAAGCGTTTTGTCTAATCTCATCTATCGTAGGTAAACCCTTACCACCAGTAGCCGCTGAATTATTTGTTACACTTAATGTTGTTTTAATTTGATTGAGTACGTTTAGATTTCCAACAAAAGAACTCTCATCATTATCAAATGTGAGCTCACTTATATTTGTTAAATCATTTTGTGGTACGTTTGTATCAACACCACCACCAACGGTATATTTTACAGTAAGTGTTGTGTTTGTTGGAACTTTACCATATGTTTTGGATGTGGTAAATGATGTTGGGTCTAATGCTAACTCGGTTGAATTAGTGTTATTGTTTATTTGAGATAATGCCGCTATTACTTCACCATCTTCACTATCCGTAGTTCCAGCCCCAAACTGTATTTGTAATTTTAAATCTTTATTAACTCGGGTTACAAATCTACGAGGTACTTTTAATAATCTAGCTTGATAATACGGTTCTTCTGTTGTGTTTGATAATCTATCGGATGTTATAATACTATCCTGTGCTAAATAATCTACTTCATAGTATGTGTTTCCATCTGCATCTTGAACTGATAAAACTTCAATTACATCATTATCGGGTAAAGTAATTGTATAGAACTGTTCAGCATCTCCAACAGAAACTTCTAATGTTTTTTCAGTACCAGCTACAACGGGTATTTCGTTATAATACTGAACTAACCAAAATGTAGTGTTTCCATTTTCTTCTTGGAATGATGTAATCAATGATGTATCATTCGCTAAATTTTCCATTTCTGAAAAATAAATTGGTTCTAACGTTCTAAATACAGTAGATGGGTTTTGTTCGGATGTAATTTTCATCCCAACGGGAATTTGAAGTGCGTATGTAAAATCAGGATTACCCGAACCATCATCAGGTAATAATTGATACACTGTGATGGAGCCCACAGCCCCACTTGATAATGGAACTTTATACCCAAGCGATTGAGCTAATGATACAATGTTCTTGGGTTCTGATGCGTGAGTTAATAAGTTTTCTTTGAAATTATAATCAATGTTGTATGATAATACATCACCTGCATATGCAACTAATTCAATAAACATATTACCAACACTCGTATCTGTAAAATCATTATAGGTGTTTGGAAAATATGTTTTAGCGAAATCGATTAAACGAGCTCTATATGAACTAAAGTCTTTCGCTAATAAACTAACATCTTTAGTTTTTTTATCAAAGGTTTTATTAATTGAGTTAATTGCCACGTTAGTTTCCTATTTTTAAATCTAATGTAATTCGTTCTAATAGTGATGGATATTGTACCAAAGAAAATGTCAAAGAAAAAGAAATTCTATTATCATCATTCACATCCTCAAAAACAAAATTCTCTATTCGTATAGATGGAAAGTTTTCAGATAATAAAGTTCTAACTAACTCTTCTACTTGTATTTTTGTTTCTTCTACATCTTGTTCAAATACAAAATTTCTTAAATTATTTCCAAACGTTGGGTTGAGTGGTCGTTCACCAAAATTGGTTAATAGAAAATTTTTAATGTTAGACTTAATAGCATCTTGAGTAGTGAAGGTTTGTTGAAATCCACCCTGTCTACCTCTTCTTAGCGGTAAATCTAACCCGATTGGTTTCATCTCCTAAACCCACCACGTTTTTTAGCTTTCTCATCCATTATCTTAAACTTTTCACCCAAATTACCGTTCATTACACTTAACACACCAGCAACTGCGGGATTAGTTGTATCAACAGGTCTGCCATCCATCGTAGTCATTGGTTGTTGAGCGGGATAGCCAGGAATTCCTGTTTGAGTCGTGTAGTTCATACTTCTGTATTCACTGGCATCACCACCTACCAACGATTGTAGACTCTCCATTATATTACCTTTTTCCAAACTTACCTTTTTCGGTTCGGGTTGTCTTGTAATTGGTGCTTCTACTGTTTTTTGTTTTTGCGTTTCTTCTCTTAACAATCTGTTTACTTCGTGTTCTACTAACATAGGTAAAAGTTTCTGAACTCGTTGTTCTACAACTTTATCAATCTTAGCCTCTAATACTTTGAGTAATTTTTCAGTTGAGTTTTTCATTTTACTATTTGTTTGTTTATTATATAAATATCTTTACTTGTTATTTTCGGAGGATAGCATTATCTATAGCTTGAGTCGATATTAAGTTTTTTACACCATTAACAATTGGATTAAATATTTTATTTACGATAAGTTCTATAATCTTCTTAATTACAAAAGTTATAACAGGTCCCCACACAGGAGGTATTTGTGCGGCTTTTTCTTCTATCTCATCTAATTTTGTTAATGCTTCATCTAACTTATCTCTTATTTCTTCAAACTTAGTTTTTAATCTATCAATAATATCAAAATTTCTCTTATGTATTACTTAATATACTTTTAACTTTGGAAGTTCAACGAATTTTAATTGTTGGTATTCTAAAAATAAATCTTTAAGTTTTTCACTTATCCAAAGTAAATCATTTCCAGTTTCTAACACCGCACCTATCTCTGAATATAACTGTAGTAATTCTGACTCCTGTTGTTCAAACGTATCACCATATTGATTTTTTAATGATTGTTCTTTTTGTTTTAAATTTTTATCTTTCAGTGATTGAGCATCGGCTAAATCTTTCAATTCATCCATCTCTCTTTTAATCTCAATCATACGTTCATCAATTTCTTGTTGCCGTGTAAGAACTCTAGCAGATGAAGTAGATAAAACTTCACCGAGAAAAGCAATCAATGCTGCAATAGGTATTTCTCCACCAACTCTACTCATTATCGTATATACACCTCCTCTGATAAGAATTTAGATAAAGATTGAGCTTTGATATTTGATATACCCGCACTAGCAATACCATCATCTAATTTTTTTGAAATTAAATTACCTATACCTGTAAGGGTAGCTACCTCTGCTTGATTTTTCATAGCAGTCGCCACCTCGTGTAATAATTGTATCAGAACTCCCCATTGGGTTCCAAATTCTCTACCTCTTACTAATGGTTGTTCATTTTTATTAGTACCCAATAGTATAATATCACCATTCAATGATAATTGTCTTTCCGATGAAATATCAATATCTTTATCTGAAACCATTCCAATAGAATTACCCTTACTTTGTAAGAAAATACCATTTCCCTGTGAATATAATATTATCCTATCGGAGTTTAATATTAAATGCTCTCCACTTAATTTTTTATTGAACTCTTTTTCAACAACTTCATTGTAAGTATTTTGTGTTATTCTACTATATGCCCCTGTATCATTAAACATCAAAATACTCGAATTCAAATTTTCTATCTGTAACATAGCATTTGAATTTGGAGAGTACGATAAATGAATTGTGTTTCCGAATCTACCCTCTAATACAACATCACCATAGTTTAGTTGTCTTTTTGGAACTGTTTTTATCCTGAAGTCAGGGGTATCTATTTTATCAAGAACACTTGTTCTTCCTTTTGAAATTTTTATTTCGGAAGGTGAAGTATAAGAATCTTCATCGTACTTTGTTTGACTTATTATCTTAGTCTTATCAATATTGTTATTAGATGCTCTGTTTATATTCAGTGAAGTTAAATAAAAATTACCAACAGATGTTCTAATAACCAAAACATATTCACCGGGAATGGGATAGTGCTTTAAATTTTCTGTTATTGGCTTGTATACTAAATCTACACTTTGATTTTTTCCAGCATCCTTTTCCGATTTACCTTTTATATCACCAATTCCTAAATCGGTTCTGTTGTAATTATTGTGATTAGCATCCGTTACATAGGCTATATCGAGAACTGCTTCGGTTCTTAATGAATTTATAATAGATTTTACTTCTCTAATATCTCCAGTTGTAGCCGTTCTAAAATCATTGAGCATCTTCTTCCCTCAACTCATCGACAGATATATCTTCAATTTGTTTTGTTAGATTATTATCAGTTTCTTCAGCTTCTTGTATCGTGGCTAATAGTTCTTCTTTCATCTTATCACTCAACCCAAGTGAATCTTCTTCACTACTACCACCGTTAGTCATAATACGTTGAACGATTGTGGCTATCTTAACAATCTGGTCATCGTTCTTAACACCCACATCTAACAAATCTTTAATAACAGGTCCAATGTAGGCAATATCTTTTCCACCTTTCAGACTCATTAGAAAACTTTTCATAATATCATCAATAGTAGCATCTTTCTTTTTACTATTGGAATAGATGTCCTCTAACAACGATGAAAGAGATTTATCACCAAATATAATATCGTCTTTATCCTTTATACTCATATCTATAAATATATTAGGTTGTAATTTAGTAGCGGTCTTCTCTAATTTTACCTATTGTTAGAAAATCATCATAGATACGTTGTTGGATTGGTTTCATTTTATTTAATACGGGAGTGATATGCTGACCTGTATAACCCGTCATTTCTCTAATCATCATATAAATTGTTTTCTTCTTAAATACATCAATCACATCAATGTATCTAAACAACTCAATGATGGAATACGCTATCTGTAAATCTCTTTTCTTCTCAAATATATTTGGGATTTTTACTTCCCAAAAAGAATACATCAAATCAACAAACTCTTCGGTTGAATCGTGTTGATTTCTATTTTCTGTTTCATCCTGAATATCATATACTTCTTCTACTTCATCTATATCCTGATAAATCTTTTTTACCTTAAAGTTCTTATTGTTATTTAAGATGAGATAATTCTTGGCTACGATAGAAAAGTATGAGAATGCTTTACCCTTATCTCCTTTATACTTGTGTAGGTTTAGCATTATAAAAGAGAGAACTTCTCTTTGGACATCGAGTGGGTCATCTAAAAAATACTCAAACTTAAATGTATTAAATACATTCTCAACAAGTTTTTCTAATGGGTATTTTAGATGTTCATTGTATATGTTATTCCGTAAATAGGATTCTTTTTCTTCGTTATATTTTACAATCCAATCTTCGGTTTCTTGTGTGAAGTAATAATTACTTCCTTTTTTCTTTTTCGTCATATGTGTATTCTCCAAGATATTCAATCAAATCTTTCATTTGATTAAATACATCACCAACTTCATCATCGGCTTCAAAAGAACCACGTATGTCAATTTCACGCATTGCTTCGATAGTATCGTTTAATTCAGTTTCTATTTTAAGAAACTCATCCTCGAATACTAATATCTTTTTATAAAGAACAAGCGTAGTATAACCCAATACTATGGTAGATAGACTAAGTAAAATAAT